TCTGCAACTCCTGTAGGAGGGTCTATAACGGTTCCTCCTCCAGGAGCACCACCACCACCTCCTCCAGTATCACCTCCTCCAAGATCAATACCTGTTTGAAATCCACCCAAGTTTCCTGGAGGAGCAGGCTCGTCATCTAAAGCAGAACCTAGTCCACCTTGCTGATTAGGAGCACCACCGCCTCCGCCTCCGCCCACATCTCCACCAAACAGACTACCTCCAGCAGTTCCTCCAGGAGGAGTAAATGGACCAGCACCTCCTCCACCGCCAGGACCTTCGCATACTAAATTTCCAGGGCTTGTAGCATATACCACACCATCACTACCTGTGAATATAGGAGGAAGGTCATTGCAGTTAGTAGAATTAGAAGCTACAGGAGGACCTAGTTGATTTATTATTTCAAGAAGACTTAGAGTTGGGCTTACTTTTTTAGGAACCTCTCCATCGCAATACCATAGATTACAGAATATATAACCATTTATAGGTCTTGTTCCTCCATCAATATCTCCTGGGTCAATACCAGTTCCAGGAGGGTTAGTAGGATAACAGTTAGTAGGTCCACAAGATCCAGGAGCCATGTACTTGTTGACACCTACCTGAATGCCTCCTCCATTGGATACTTGTTGAATTATTCCTGCACAGTCGTAACTTCCTGTAAAGTTGAAAAACGCTGCCCACTCTGAAACAGTTTTAGATTCAGTCCCGCACTGTGCTAAGGGCGTTCCAAAGAATTTGCAAACATCTAATTCACATTCAGGAGGTGGGGGAGGCCCACATTCAGAGTCACAAGTAAACTTACTTTTATAATAAGTTATTCCATTAGGAGCATCATAGGATTGACCTTGTATTTGTGCGAACAAGGTTTGACAGCTTGGATTTACTACAGTAGTAGTGATACCTAGCTCAGTAAACCATTCTAAAGGTGTTTTTTCAACGCGGTCACATTCATTAGTAACTTGATTACACTTGAATAAATAACATGGTGCTTGAGGTGAGGTAGGTCTTGGACTGGTAGGGGTGGGTGTGGTTGGGCCATTTCCTCCTCCGCCTCCACCGCTATCATCACAACAAGGCTTGGCCCTACATTCCTCATAAGTCTCGAACAGAGGATCTATCAAAGGATTTGCGAAGAAGTAGTTATCACACCCGTTGTAACAAGCGCCTGGGGGCATGAATTCGCTACATTTAAATATATCTGTCTTATAAGTAATCGTTTGGCAGCCGTCTAACGGACACTCTACGGTAGCATCAACACATTCTATTGCATTGCAACCAAAAGTTGTGCATTCACTAGCAGCAATACCTCCTAAACGAGCAGGAGCGCCGTGGCCCACTGGCATATACACAGCTAGTATATAATCATGTACCCTATCTCCCGTAGCCCCAGGCCCTATTTGAAGAGGCCAGTTGGTGTAGGTATTACCAGCACCTGTGCAATCATCCTCAGTAACAATTCCGTTGTCTAGAAGTTCTTGAAAGGTTACACTAAATGAAACTATTTTAGTTGTACCAGTTTCATCTTGAGTGCTTCTAGTACAATATGAATACCCCGCCTCAGAAGGGTTACAGCTTTCATCACCGTCATCTATAGGATCGTCAGGACCGTCACCATTAAAGTCCCCACAACAGTCAGGTGGATCATATCCCCCTCCTGTTAATAAGTTTTTTGCTCTTAAGAGACAGTTGAGGAATACTGACATTTTACTTTAGAGTGATAGTTGAACCTCCGTCTACTTTTGGAGCGTAAGTATCAGGGTATCCAATTATAGTATACTTAACTGTTGGATAAGTACATGAAACTACTGGGTGAGTTGGAGATTTATCTCCATCGCCAGTGTAAGCATCATTTTGATCCCAGTCGAGAAGGCTATGGCATACAGCGAAGTTAGGATAAGTTGGACCAGCGTTTCTAAACCAATCCGTTCCGTAGCTTAAAATAGCTTTGTTATATCCTTGACCGTTATCAGCCCAGGGATGGTTAGACCCAGGATAAGCTTCAGTTCTTGAGCTAAAGAATGAGTTGTGAGCAGAAATAATTGTAAACGAATCTCCTTCTTTAGAAACAGTTAGCCCTGCGTATTGTCGAGGATAGAAAATATCTGCATCATTTTGTAACTTGTGATAATACTCCGTAGAAGTTGATGGTACACAGTTAACATATTCAACGATAACCTCAAAATCTCTCATCCAAGGAACTAGTTGTTTGTTAATCTCAATTCTCTTTCTACAGAAAGCTACAGCACCTCCAGCAACATCTTTACTAAAGGCTCCTATATTCTTAATAGGATCATGGAATCCTAAAGTCTGATCTAGGTTTACATCTATAGTGCTTTCGTTTCCTAAAGTTACTTCACCGTTTCCTTTCTGTCTAGCAATCCAAGTTCTATCGTTTCTTTTAGTTCCTGGGTTGTTTTTTGATAAACACCAAGGAGCTATTTCCCAATCAGGAAGATCTCTAAGCTGAGAACTATATGGAAGGTGTCCTTGGTTTCTTAGGAAAGCGTACCTAGCCTCAGAGTCTGTAAAGTTGAGGTTGCTTCCTGGACGACCGATAGCCATTCTTAATAAAGCACCTTCAACACCATAACGAAGTCCACCAAATATAAAACCAGAACCTACAATTCTAGGAGTCTGCGCGGGTGCATCAGGAACTATTGGTATCCTTTCTAGTATCTCGGCTCTAACCTTAGTGAGGGTATCGGCTAGTTCAGTTTTTCCAACGGCAGGGTTTGCAAAAGATAGTGGTGGGAATGCTGCTGCAATTCCCGCTCTCTCATTATAAGCAAGCTCTGTTGTTCTTAGGAAAGGTCTGATATCAATAATATCATTGTTGGTTATTATTGTTGAGTCTTTCTTAACTATAACATAAGCTATTGGAAGAACAGACTGGCCTACTAATGCTAAGTTGTTTTTCTCAAGCCCAATCTGTAGAAGAGGAGCTATGTTTAGAAGGTCATCAGGAGATGGGAAGTTACCGTAGTAACCCTCCATTCCTATAACATCTTGAGTCTGATCACTTACAGTAGCGAGGATTTGCTTATATCCATACTGATAATCCTCGTTGTTTACAAACTCAAAGTAATTTCTTATATCGTTCTTTCCGTTGAACCAATCTCCTACTTCAAAGTTTGTTATCCAATCAGTTCCATCTTCAGTAGTATTGTAGTTTTCAAACTCAGGACCTCTACCCTGAAGACCTATGATGCCTGCACCCTTCAACATACCTAATTGAGGTGCTGTAATTTGAGCTAGGGAGTTGCCGTCTCTCTTCAGAATAGTGCTAGAAGAGGCATCAATAGGATGTGAATAAACGAATAGAAGGTCGATTCTATAAGAAGGCTCGAACACTGTGTTATTAGCAAACTCAGATGCATCAAAAGGTGCGACATCTATTGATAAAGTCTCTGGTACATTTACTATGGCGGTTCTTGCTACACCACCCCAATACTTTATGAAGGATGAGAAGAGTTGTTGTAGGTCCGAGTATGAAGGAGAATTCGAGGGAGTGCTACCTCCTCCAACACCTTCTGTATTCTCTTGTCTAATAGTAGGGCTTTTAAGGATTGGTAGGTTATCAATACCAACCTTGAAGTTTTGAGTATATTCACCTTTAGTTCCACTCCACCCAGTAAGAAATCCTTGGTATGGAGTACACATGTGATGTAGAACAGTATCGTATAAACCGTTATTGCTAACAACCCTGGATGTTATGTCTCCTGCTATAGCTTTTATAAGATCTATATCTACATCAAATTCAAAGTCGTCTAGTCCAAGCTCATATACATCAGCGGCTCTTGTTACAATAGCCTCGTAGATGTTTTGGTTTCTAGCGTCGTTAACTCTTGCAGAGTAACGCCCAGGCTTAACATTAATCTTGAAGTCGGCCTCCGTAGCAAAAGGTCTTAACTCGTTTATCTGTACACGATCTATACCAGAGGTTAGTCCTACGGATCCTCCTCCACCACCTACTTGATCTTTTAGCCAAAGAATATTCTCCTCAAGCTGCTTTACTGGAATGTTATCAACTTTCCAGTAGTAAGGATCGTTTGATTTAAAGTATCTGACTGGTTCAGTGAACTTGTATGGGCTTTCTTTCCACTGAATTGGAGGCTCAGGGACTTGACCTTCTGCGTAATTATTGTGTGACATCAGTTTCTCCTATCGAAATCAAACAGGTTGGATGTTCTGTATCCTCTACCTATCTCGTTTAAGCTGGGTGAGTGACCTTCACCTTCTTCTGTAGTCGTTGCCCTGTAAATTTTAAGAAGGGCAGGTCTTCCGTTGAATTCAGATGAACAGTGTTTTGCATTTGCAAAAGTATTACTTGCAGATTCATCTAGCATAACCCTGTTTCTAAAGGTTGGATCTACGAAGTCTTTTACATGATAGTAACCTTCAAAACCCCAAGCGTCCTGATTTGTTATGAATCCTATATTTTCAACTTCGTCCCAGAAAGAACCAGACACCACCATAAGGTCAGGAGCATTAAGTACGGCAATCTCATCGTTTACAGCACTACAGTCTCCAGAGGCATGATAACCCTGCGCGAATACTTGTGCAATCGTATTATCTCCTGGAGTTGATCCAGAAGGACACAGGTAATTTACAGAAGGCTTTGTAGAAAAGTATAGTCTGAACGGACCTCTATTGAATGGTCCATTAGATCCGTTCATACCAATCCATCTACAGGCTAGTGTTTCGTAATCACCCGCGAGTGATCCCGTATCCGTATGTTGCTGTATTGCAGTACCATTGGGATATCTCATGATTTCTCCTACAGCAGAGTAATCGTTAATTGTTAACGAGTTGTTTATCAAATATTCCGATTTAGCTTTTGATATAGCAGCATAGCTAAGAGTGTAGTTCGTATTTAAAGCAACAGACTCTCCATAACTATCTAGAATACTATAGTTTTTAAACTCAGGGTCGTATCTTTTTACGGCAGTTCCGAATCTAGTACCTGAAGTTGCGTAGTTTATACCGCTAAAGGCTGTTTCTCCTATTGCCGAAGTGTTAGCTCTTCCTTGATTAGTATACCAATCGGTTCCTGGTTTTTGCCATACGGATCGTGGACCCCAATATGGGGCTTGCCCTGGGTAAGTTCCACTGACTGAGCAGTACGCAGCGTTTAAGTGAGAACCGTCTCCAATATTCCAAATCCTTAAGTTATAACACCCCGCATTATTACTTTCGTGTGCAGGAGAATAAAACTCTTTGTCTGTATTGTTTGGTCCAGGAACAAAGTGAACATTAAGACTATCAACCTTACTACCATTCATAGCCTTTATACAGAAGCCCCCTAATGATATAGCACTGAAGTCTGCCTCACTCATAGAAGCATAAGGTTGATCTAAGAATGTTGAGTAATAAGTAGATGAACCTATGAGTGAAGGTGTACTAAATACGCCATAAGTATGTGGGTTTGCGACTGGAGATACTTTGTTGCTAAAATTAGGGTCAAGATCGTATCGTCTAAGATAAGATACAGTCTCATCTGGATTAGGTAAGAAGATCATACCACCGCTTGCAAAGTAAGACGAGGACTCATACCCTTGAGTATCAGTACCTGTGCCGTAGTCTGCTGCTGATACCGAAGTTCCTATATCGTCTCTATTCCATGATGTGTGGTAGTCCCCAAGATCTCTCATACTTATAAGAGAACCGTTATCAGCAACTAAACAAGCTCTGGTGGAATGAAGCTCGACCATAGTGTGATTCAATCCATTGATTAGTTCCCAAGAGCTAACGGCTAGGCCACCTTCCTGAGTTTTATGAGGACAAAACTCAACTGATGAATTCTTATCTGCGTAAGCATTTACTGAGCATTGGCCCATAAAAGTTGGACCCATGAATCGTACAGTAGAGTTATTACCAGAATAAACACCTACAGACTTTCGTTGCTTTGCCATTTCATTAGGGCCTACAAGTTGAGTTGCACCATAACGACTTCCGTGGAAATCAACCGTAGAATTATTCTCAGCTTTTATGAGAATACCTTTAACCGTTCTCTTTATATCTAAATCAAACTCTGTAGATAAAGTAGTGCTACTACTTCTAGGAGAGAACATTCTAGCATGAGCCAGTTCTAACAGAGAACCGTTACAGTATACGGCTGGAGCTAGGGTGTGTCCAACCTCTTTATATGAATCAGATCCGTGGTGGTTTGCAAAGAATACAAAAGGAGCTACATCAACTTGAGCGATTCCAGTCTCTACATCATCTAGCTTAAAAGTTGAATTATGCATGGTCATATGACGACCATTACTAGTAAAGGATATTTGATAAGTGTAGGGGGTGTGAGCTAAGTAAGAAGCCTCAGCACCATAAGCCATCAGGTCTCCAGACTGCCTAGAATTACTTCCACCATATCTAACATGGGAGTTTATAAGCTCCATACCAACATCTTCATTAGCCTCTATGTTTATACCATCTAGAATTAAAGTAGAGTTTACTGCTCTTAATCCCTTATCACCGTTGTAGCATGTTATCAATCCCTTAGTTGATATTTCTGAATTAACCGCTTCTATGTTGGTCTTGTTAGAAAAGAAGTTTAGAACTGTTGGTTCACAAAATACCCCGTTGTCGGTTTCAGAGAAGCTATCCCCACCCGTTATAACTGAATTATGTAGGTATAGTCCTACAGTGTGCTCCTGAATATTGAATAAGAATTCCGAACCAGAAACATAATTATCAGATTTAATATTAATAGTTGAATTATAAGATTTTATTCCGTAAGACTCGTCTCTGGTATTAGCGTCTAGATGTAAATAATTTCTACTTGCTGCGAAACCTCTTCTAAGATCTACATTGGAATTCTTAAGTAAAAGGCCCGTACCTCTAGAGCGCATTACTCCAAAGTTTTCTAGAGTAACATTGGAGCTATTAGAAATAACAACACCCTCATCGAAACTGTGAGAATAATTATAAGGGACGGTTACTTTATCTTCAGCAGGGTCAACTATAAAGTTTCTTATATAAATAGGACCATCACAGTTCTCTATATGAACTCGTCTTAATGAGTTAGATGTGATTATTGCATGTGCAGGCGTTGTATTATTTTGGGGCTTACTTCTTGTAATTAAAGTATCATCGTAAGAAGTATTACAAGAAGAATCTAATGAAGTAGTTGTATAGTCTAACACCACAGAGGTTGGATACTTTGCTTGTCCTATAGGATTTACTAAAGGTCTATTAGGATCAGCTAAATTGTTCATAGTGTTGGATACAGAATCCGTTAGGTGCCTTCCTTGAATTGAATTAGCGTATAGATGAGGTCTTACTTGAGCAAAACCTCTACACTTCCCTTCCGAACTGTCCTGAACAAACTCTACATCGTTAGAAGATGCTAATAAACAAGAAGTATCAGCGACTACATTCTGATAATCACCAGAACTGATTGCAAGTATTGCTCCATATCCATTAATGTCGTTGGCAAATGTTACGGCTGAAAAATCAGAAGATGAAGTTTTGTGTGGATCAGACCCTATAACTCTAGCAGAAGCCCTGTTTATAATTTCCAAGGCTCCATCGCCCATGCATTTTATATTGTCTAGCTCTAAATCACCAAGATACCCTGAAGCACAGACCTCAATCAAGACGGGCATGTGCAGAACTTCAGGTAGGGCTTTAATGGCTGATGAAAGATCTAGGAAGAAGTTACAACTTACATCTAAGTGAGTAGGGATCGAAGATGATACAGCAAGGACCATTCCAGGAAGAGATGAAGTAGGGTATCCTAATTTCTCCCATAGGTAATCAGTGCGCTCCTCTAAATCATACAGAGGAAGGTTGTCCTGCTCCCAGTTGTAGAAGGAACTAGTGTCGTGCTTAGTTACAAAAGGGTTCCAGTAGTCACTTAAGAGAACGCCAGCACTAACAGTGTAAAGGTCATCTATATCGAATCCAGCCATTTTAGAATTGTATTGTCCAAATAAAGATTAACGAGAAGTCTCTCGTTTTTGATATTTCAACGAAGGGTCTGTAGGCAACAAGGATTGGAGAGGGCGTTACCAAACCTCTTGGGTTTCTCATAAACAACCCTATCTCACTTAACTGTTCCGTAATGTTTGCTGTATTGCTGTCCAATACAATAGTAAACCTTACAGCAGTCTTGTTAATTTTATGTATGTTACTAAATCGAATCTTTCCAAAAGTTCCTGATGTTCCTAATGCCCCATTCTCTATAGGGAAAAGACTCTCTTGAACAAAGCTAGACTCATTACCATAGTCAGATGCATCTAAAGGAGAATTCAATCTAAAAGTATAAGCTCCATAATTATCAAAATCACCTCCAGTACCTATCTGAAAATTTACTATTTGATAATCTGCTATAGATGTAGATCCTGACGCAGAGAATAAATGAGACAAGCCGACACCCATTCCAGATGTAATGACATTGTGCTCGTCCCAAACAAGCTCCTTATCCTTATCCCTGTCGTTAAAAACTTTCCAAATTTGAAGTCTTCCTACAGGGTTATATGTGGTTTCTTTTTTCATGGATGTCTACTTTTATAATAGTATATATCGCAATTATCAGATTAAGCGCATTTAGCTAATCCCTTGTGGAACCTCTACAGAAGAAAAGTTATTATTCATGAAGCAGTTTCCTAGGGGGGAGAATATTGAATCTCCGTTAGGCTGATATTGCCTAGGGAATCCTTTATAAACCCCAGATCGTTCATTAATACCATATTCCCACTGACCCCAAGCCAAAATACTTCCTGACATATCAACAGGTATCGTAAGATCTCCAAGGTCACTCTTCACATAAGTTCCATCGTTGTACCCAGGAAGCTGAGATAAATCCCCGTCAGAATCTACAGAGTAATGTATAAAGTATTGAGAAACAGCACCCGTTCCTTCATAGGTTAATGGCGCATATATTCCTTGGTCTGTAAAGTCTCTGTCAACCAATACAGTTATATATGCTCTATACCAACCATTTTCTACGCTCGCCCACTTATCGTCAAACCCGAATTTAGCGGAATCATAACCAACTCCAGAAAAGACGCCAGCATCACTAAGCTGACCGTTATTAGTCCAAGCTCCTTCCGCTGTAATACCACTAAGCTCTAATCCACCCGTGGACTCGTTCCAAACAAAAGTGGCTGATTTTCCAACTGTTGAGTGATTAGGTGCTTCTTGGGGAGTGAGCCCTGGGAATCCTCTAGAGTAGATGCTCATGTTAATTACTGGGGAAGCTTTAACAGTTTGATCGCCTACCGTAACTGTACCTTCTATCTTCTTGAAATATACAGACAAAGATATTGATGACCCGTCAGTAGTATTTTCAAAATAGAATCTCTGGCTATCACCTCCTGGTGATATATTCAATCCATTAGGGTCATCACTTGTATACTCTCTTCTTATTTTAGTTGCACCAGCAAAAAGACCAGGGTTGTTTATGTCTACAGGTTTCCTGGCATACCAAGCATACACTGAGCACGGAGTATAGCATAAGGTTGCGTCTTGAACACCATCAGGCGCTGCTGCATCTAAAGAACTAAGCTGTGAAAAAACCTCAAGTGGAGGTTGTGCTGACCACAGATCATAATTACTATGTACTTTAAGGGTAGGGTCTCCTGGGAACCAGACATAGGCAGGAGTCCAGGGCATAAACTTATCAGAATACCACCCGCTTCCGTTAATAGGGACAAACGAATACCTTTCAGTAATCATCTCTTCAATCTGACTAGGTTCTGTTAAAGGATATGAAGACAGGGCTTTAGAGAATCCGAAGTTATTTGAATGTGCAAAGTAGTTATACTGAGAATTAGATGAAAGAGTATTGTATGAAGAAACGCCTATAGGACCCGTCCCCGTTGTCTGTATAGAAATACTTCCAACACGCTCACCTGCTGGTATAGTTAATATCCCAGAAGAGAACTCTAGGGATCTGTCTGAAGATAACTGTAAGTAAACCTGAATGTCCTCGCTTAAATACTCAGGACCTAAAACACCGTTATTAAATTCAATTGCGGCTGAAAGATTGAAAGGGTTGTCATCTAATACACCCTCTGTTGGGGTTAATAACCTTACTATAGGTGCAGGGTTTATAGTTCTTAGATGAATAAGGAACTGATCGGACAGAAGATCTCTTTCCTTAACGGGTAAGTTTCTCGGTCCTGTAAATCTAGATAAATTTATGTAAAGCTTTTTTGGAGAGAAATAATGAGTAAAGACATCTAGAGAGGAAACTTGTAACTCTACTTTTGTTGATCCTTTAGACATAAATACGGGAGATGGTTTGTCTATTTGATAGTGAAGACCACTAACAGCATCACCAGAGACTGAGTAGTACAAGTATCCATCTTCCTCTAAAGGAACAGGTGTCTCTATTGTAACTTTATAAACCTCACTCTCTTCCATGTAGGTTGCGTAAACACTTCCAGGTTTATTTTGAGCTTTTACGGCAGGGCTAAAGTAGAGTAGATTCGCGTCGGTGTTCTTCTTATACCCAGCCTCCGCGTCTGAAAAGTATAGTACCCAATCAATGTCAATAGAAAATTCCTCGTTCTTTAATATAGGCTCATAAAGAAGTTTGTACGCAGCTAAACATGGACGCTCTCTAGATTGAAATACTTCAGGGTTCTTAATGAATAACCCTAGCTCTGATATTTCTTGACCATTACACCCCTTTTCATCAATGTTTATTTTTACATGAATCGCGCTTTCAGTTATCCTAGTTACAGGATCCTCTTCAAATTCAACTATGTTAGCGTCCTTGTAGTAATAGTCTAAATCTTTAGCATCAGCAAAGGGATTAGATACCGTAATAATCTTTCTGGTTGCTGGTTTTAAGGTGGTGTCTTCCCCATATTCTCCTATTGTTAATGGGGTTGATAACTCATAGAAATTGTTTCCTATTGAATCAGGTACTAAGGATTCCCAATCTTCAAAATCGGAAGGTACTGGTCCTTTATCAAAAACTCCTGATGTCCCTACTTGAAAGTAACCTAGTTTAAAGTTATCAAGAATGTACCTGGGGTTTAGTGGGTTTAATGTGAAAAGATTAACTAAGGATATACCTAAGCCATCTGTTATCATATTCCTATCGTTCTTGATGACAACTTCTCGTCTGCCATCTTTATAAACTTTAGTAACTGTAACTTCTCCAATCATAGGAACTTCAATCTCCAAACTAATTTTATATTTCCGTGAAGGGCTATCCCTGCTGATGTAAGATAATCTCTTGCAACAACTATATTATCATTAAAGGTCTTCTTAGCTATCAACTTATAGTTGAAGTCTTTCCCAATATCCACACTTTTTGAAGCCACTCCAAAAGGTATGACGGCATTTTTAAGAAGTTCTTCGTGGTCCATGGCGTACAGTCCTGCTTCAAATATGCCACCATACATGTTTGATACAGCAGCATCCCCTGAAGGTATAATGCATATGCAGGAAAGCTCTCCTGTGGAAGAGAAGTCTGGGTTGGCTGACACTATTAGTCTTCCAAATGCATCCTGGGTTTCTCCTCTGGTTGGATAATAAGCATTTATATGGCCGTTCTTATCCATGGTTCTTCTATCAGGATGATTTACACCAGCACTATACTCAACAGAAGAAGCTGGTGTTCTGTAGTCTGCGGCACCTGTTCCAGAAAGAAGAGAGATTACTGCACCAGCAGAGGGGCAATAGGCTCCAAAGTGCCTAGCGTCTCCTCTAAGACCAAAACCATCAATGCTATCAGAAGACTCCACCCCTTCAATAGGTAATTCATGAGTAGGGAACCCTAAGTAGTTTAAGTTCTTATCAATATCAAAAACATAATCTTTATAAGATTCCACAGGAAGTCTAACACCATACTCAAGAAGCTTGTCCTTAGGGTTCGGTATTCTAGGAGGATTGCTTATAGGGTGTACAGAAGAGGTGTCAGAATATAGCGTACCTTGTCCTGATAATCCATAGAAATTAACAGACATCTCGACTAGGTATGCATGAAGTGGATCCACTGGGTAGTCGCTATCGTACCCTGTCGTTGGGGTGTATATAGCTGGAGAAGTACCGTATGACAAGCTAGGTCTTGATATATAAATACCTCCAGTTAAGTCGGAAGGATCTACAGTAAGGTTTAATCTATCACTTCCAGATAAAGCTTTTGCAGGTATGGGTAATGTTGGATATATTGTGCAGGTGATGTCATGATTTAATGAAGGCATGAACCCCGCATCCCTCTTTAGGAATAGCTTTGGACCCCATACAACACAACTATTAGTAGGAGCAGACGCATCTCCTTTTGGATATATTAATATACGATATCTTTCTGCGTCTCCCACTGTATCAACTATGTTGAAATTTATCTTAAACCACTCACTGCTGTAATCAATTACCTCGTAGCTATGGTTTATAGACGAAGCAGTCGTTGTTATTAAATCTCCGTTAGTTGCAGAAAGGGTCAGGTCAAGTACTTCCTCTACTGGAGAATACTTGGTTAGGGATACCCTAACATGTGAATCTGTTTTCTTTAAAAAGAAACTAAACTGTGCGGTGGTGTTAGGACCATATCCGAAATCTAGAGTATCTAAGTCTATCCCATTGGTTCCATAGATATACCCAACTCTATCAGTGACAGGATCTGATCCCACAATCTCCTCAGTTTCATAGTCCTGATCATTGTATAAAGGATGTCCGTTATAGTCTAACGACGAAGTTATACTACCTTGTTCGAACCAGTAAGGGTAAAGTATATCTGTAGAAGGTAAGGCTTGATAATATGCAGGCTCAAGAACACATGTTAATCGGTGCCAACCATTTCCAAGCTTCTTTATGTAACCGTGTGAGAAATCTCCGTTAGGGTCTTCTGAAGAGTTTAGAAGAGTTCCGTTTCCACTTACATCCCACTTTATAGTATTAAACCTTTGAGATATTAAATCATAAGGAGTCGCTGTACTACTTGTTTGTGATATGCTAATAGCTGAAAACCTCTCATTGTCAGCGTTACAACTTTGTGAAGCATTTTCAAAATCAAACTTGAAATCTACTGAGAAGTTCAGTGAATCATAAAGAGCGTTTAAAGGCTTAGTCGTAACGAACTGGGAAAGATTATTAGCCACCCTGCTTGTGGAAGCAGAGCTTGCGTTTAAGTGAGTAACGGAACTACTCAAGTCTCCAGCGGTCTCGGTGGATGAGGTTACTGAAAGCAAGCATGTGGGAGTGTTACCCCAGTTTCCAGCTACCCAGGTAGCAGTAGCATCGAAGTTCTCAAATAGGTTCTCGGAGAACCCTAGCATATTCACATTCTTAATATCATGTGCGTTATGCATGAAACCTTTAGTCCCCTTGCCAAACGCTATAGAACCTATTGTAAAGTTAGAGGTATCAAGCCTTTGTAAAACATCATCTGATACACCATGTTCCGCATTTGAAACAATTGACGAAGGAGTGGTTAATATTGTAGCTACACACTCACCGAACCCGTCCATTATTAGGTTGGATTCTTTTAGGAGTCTTTGCTCCCCGTTATTGCCCATGGCAAATACCTGAACTTCTCCTTTCATCAGTTAGTAAACTCCAATGTATTATAGACACCTCTTGTCTCATAGCTGGTGGTTGTCTCATAGCTTCCTGGGTGGATTCTGTAATTTAGTCTACTACCCCCGTATTCACCATGAACTCTTTCAGACAATCCTATAAATCTTGATTGATCATCATCACTCATTGATTTAAAGAACCTTAGAATAACCATCATATCCTGTGGAGATATTGAAGTATGATACTCACCATCCTTGATTATATGGGTTCCTAAGTCCTTAGGTAATACTTTAACAGAGGAGGGGGAGAATTCGTCCTCACTTAACTGGCTAAAGTATCCTTCATGAATGTCCTTTCCAACATTAACAATAATGTTTTCAGTTATTATCCACTTTGAGTCAGTATAAATCTCAGCCGTCTTATAAAGCTTAGGAAGCTCATCATTAAGGTTGTTCTTTAAAGTATGAGCTAATGTTAATCTAGTATCTCCCTCATACACACCTCCGCTAGAATCAGCCCACAACAAGGTTCCGAATGGAACTACTGTATTATCTGGTCGTATGAACTGAGAAGATTCTGTAGTTGGAGTTGTGATCCTTGAATAGTCATCATGCTTAAAGTAATGGTTTAAGAAAGTACACTTGTATAGATCCTCATCTCTAACATTTATTCCAGTCGTTATCCAAAATCTTGAAGTGTCAGAAGAGTTTTCAGGGAATACCTCTATGACATAATTTTGATCTTCTCTGTGGACTTGTTTATGGTTTCTGTAATACTCGGGAGGGCACTTAATGTTTCTATTCTTAGTATTAAATTTTATAGTAAACTGATCTAAATCAGTTTCTTTAAGGGATAAGAGAACAGATTTCGGAGCACTTAAGTTTTCATAGCAAACAAGCTCATCTACATTGAGAAGATCAATATACTTTCTATGAGACAACTCGTTCTTTACAATCTTAACCCCTTCCTTTTTTTGATGTACGGTTGATGCTTTTATAAGTTTCCACTTTCCATCAGGCATGTAGTTCCAGAAAACATAGTTACCCCATGTATCTAATTCAGGAATTGTATGAATCCAGACTCCAACAGAACCTCCACCAGCTACATTAGAAAACTCTCTTAAAAACTGAGAACTTAATGTTAAGGTAAACTCATGTTCTGGAAGCAGCTTATTAATCCTATCACCGTAATATTGAGGAACATTAGGTTGAGTTAGTAGGGGTTCGTAAATATTACTTCCTATATTAAATCTAAGCCTTGGGAAGTTTTCAAGGCTTTTCATAATTATGGAGTATCTGTTATGGAGGAAGTTAGGCTCTTCTATTCTGTTGTTATCATCTGACAAGTTCAATAACATAAACTTGTTTTTAGAAGTATAGCCCACGGAGTCTATCTCTGAATCTTTATCTACTAGTTCAACTCCGCTAATGTTACCAAAGGTTCTACCCTCTCTGTATTTACCTGGAACTAAATCTCGCTCTCTAGAAACTTGATTATATATTCCATTAATATTTGCGAAGGTTCCTGATCTTACAGCATTTTCATACTCGTTAGCTACATCTGTTGTTATTCTTCTGTCTGGGGCTGGTGGTACTAAGCCTGCACCGAATAAAAGACTAGAAGGACCTAGGACTCTAAACCCTGCGTTATGTGCTATGGGTCCATATGCGTGTGAAATTATAGAACCTCCTCCGTCAACTAGCTTTTCAAGTTCCTTATCTGAAAGCCTGTGGTAATCAAAGCTCCTCATATAGAAATCGTATAGCCTGTGTACCGTGTAGAACATATGCCTACAAGAAGGTTTCCAAGTATTAAACGCAAACTCGAAGTAATCTTCTTCTGATAAATCCTTATCTTCCCAAAGACGAGCCTTTATTGACCCAATAATATCATGACTGTTTAAATCTTTGGAAAATAGAACAGGAGCATTTCCAAAAATCGCCTCAGCCTCTCCTTCTATCTTCTGATCAATTAATTTAAAGAGAAGGTATCTTACCTCACTAGTATTACTTCTGTCTACAAAATGATGCTCCCTCTCTACATCTATCGCACTAGTATCCCATTCAAGAGGTCCTCGTATTTCGTAAGTAGCAGAGGTTGACGCACCTCCATAAATATTTGGAGAATAAATGTTTTCACACCTGTCCCATACAGTGTTTTTTAAATTATGGATATCTGGTTCTGCGAACAATCCGCTTCTTGGATCAAGTCCAAGCGTTAAGTAATTATAAGGAGGGTCTCCAGCGGAAGATTCTAGGGATTCGTATACTTCACCTCCCGACATAGACAGATAGAAGTTAGGACCCGCTGTATGGTTCTTTAAGTAATTCTCTCCTTTTGAAAGCTTCTGTGAGAAGTCCCTTCTTCTTATGGATGTTCTCTGTGCTTCTGCGTCATAAGGACCGGAGACTGTTAAAGGTCCTGATGATATAGTTGTATCAAACGAATAGCAGTTGTTCTTTACACCGTATTGCCAGTAATCAGATTGCTCTCTTTTGAAAACTGGTAAGTCCTGGTGGCTGACATGGGTTCTGTGTGGGTCTTCAGTGAAGGAAGGTATTCTATATGCCCCTAATAACCCTAGATCAGGGTGTCTCATGTCTAGACCAGAATATGCCTGAGATGCCATGACACCGCTTGTAGGGAAGTCTACTAGTGAATACTTTACCTTTGGATATAAGTGGTCAGCATCCTTCGCAAGCTCTAAGGCTGTAAGATCAAAGTGTACTCTAGGTACAGCTTTAGCGGGAGTGAAGTCGTTAACAACTCCCAAAGCTGCGAAGAAGTCTTCCTTGCTGTAATTTAAATTGTCAAGTAAGGTGGATTCTTCAAAGGATGACCCTGAAAGAGTGAAATCAAAGTGAGAAGATTTTCCACTCCAAAGAGTTAGGTACTTCAATAAGTCTACTGAAGAATACTTTGTAATCCTTTCGTAGTTTGGTGCGAACTGAACAGTGTCTGTGAAGAATAAGAAAGTGTTCTCGTATCTCTTTGTTGGTTGAAACCCTCGTATTGTCCTGTCAAGAACATAATTCTCAAAGTAATCTCCGTAATAATCAGGAACTCCTAAACATACGATCTCGTCTCTAAAGAATTTAACAACCTCCTCATGGAGATCGCATGACATATAGAACTTCTCTTCTTCCCAAGGTGGTATATGGAAATCACGATCTCTATAATTGAAAAGGAAGTTCGGATCCTTAACATCAAAAGGATAACCTTTAATGTTAAAGATTTCAGGAAACTTCTCTACTGCGCGGAGCATAATATGATCTACGCAATATCTGATGTTGGTGTCTAGGTTATTTGGAGCATACTCTCCTTGATTAAACTTTAGAGCCCTGTTAAAAGTCCAAGCCTCTAGACTACTTAGCATTGGAGACTCAGTTACAAGAAGATAGTACATCAGGTTAGGAATGTATGATTCATACATCTCTGTGATGCTAGTATCCAAATCAATTGGAACTCCTGGGAGTACGGCTGTAAATGCTTTTATAAGACCGTCTTTAGTTCCCTTCTTTTTGTAAAGAGTTATCGCAGACCTAAGCTGTCTTCTCCAAGATGCCGAATTGGCACCATAGAATTTCCATCCAATAATATCTCCAAGATACGGTAGTAGATACTCTGGGCAATCGTCTATAGCTTTTGATGCTTTTATCTTGGCGTTGTACTCATCAATATCTCCCATCATATAGGAGACTGCTCTCATGAACTTAGAGAAAGGTCCTTGTCTTACCAAGGTGTTTGGTACATATCCTGTTTGAACATATTGGTCGAAGACATCCTTTACATACCTGTCCTTCTCTCTTAACTCACCTTCTTTGTAAAGAACATCTACTAAAGTAAGAATACGATCAAGACCTTGAGTCCCGCTAGTATGAATGCCAGTACCAGAAACCCCGAAAGATGGAATCAGAGCGCCTAAATCAATTACAGGATCTATTAGGGTTTCATAGTTATTCCACAGATATCTGAAGTAATCCTTAACGGCGTCTGCTGTTGTTAAGGTCTGACCTTGAGATAGTTTTCTCGCAATCGTCTCTGATGTATAGTTTCTAGGTGCCTTAGAGTAAGTGTTTGTAGGCTGATAAGCTAGAAAATACCAAAGACCCATAGAGTTGGCTAGATATTCATGGGTCTCTTCTGGTGTTGATCCGAATGCGCTTGCTGTTTTATCTGCTAGGTCTGCGAAATCCGTGGGGGTGCTTCCTATCTTATTGTAAATTGTTCCTCTAATGAATGTAAATAACGCAGTGGAAGTATCAAAATCCTTTAAGGAATAACCTAACGGCTTTAGAATCTCAAGCTCAAAATCATCAGGTCTAATAGTGTTAAGTTCAGAGTGAGGCTCAAAGTATTTGAGCATACCCGATGGAGAATTGATACCTGAAAGGGCACCTACTCCAGAAACTAGAAGAGGGTTTTTATAATAATCAGCAGGATCAGAGAATTTAAAACTATTCTCTGAGTAATAGATTATGCTTTGAAGAATTGAATCTAATAAATCTTGGCTCTTAAGAGAGCTTATATTAAGATCCTCTTCAATATAGATCTTAGGGGTTATTGTATCTAAGATCTCATGGTAGTTTCTAGGGAAGTACTTATACATAGCTTACATTAATAACTAAGTTGTTCAATTGAATAATTTCGTTATAGTTCAGTTGTATGTCCTTATCTAGGTTATCTATAGTTGCTATTTTAACTTCCTGAACTCCGTTGAATACGGCCCTGTTAATATCATCTAACCATATTCTTTCTCCAAACTCTCGATTGTCTACATTGAAGTAGTTCTTAACCATGTCTGAGGATCGTTGTAATATTTCAATCTCCTTCTTAAGGAAGAATCTGTCTACGAAAACCGTCATGGATAAATCTACAGTTCTTACCAAACCGTCCACTACAACTAACTCATCAGTGAGCATCTTCTTTTGATTCATCGCCTCTAGTAATGATGTTTTAAATGCAGCAGATGATTTTTGAAGTTGTAGGTTATTAGCCTTTTCTAGAACAAACACATCTATAACATTTGCAGATGAGAACCCTTTCCTTGTAGATGCTACTGCCTTAGCAGTTGATCCTGTAGGCCCTACGAAGCGCGTAGCGAAGGTTTTGTAGTCCTCTAGAGTCACTAGCCTGTCCTGGGACTTGAATGCTAGAGGGCCGTAAACCTTGGCTCTCTGTACGGTTTCAGCATCAGCACCCCCGGTTATAGCAGCGACATTTTCTATAACAAAGGATACACCGCCTGTGCTGTTTTGAACCGTGGTGTTTATATAGCTTGTTGGAGCGTTTCCCCGCTCACCTCCACCTACTCTATAGTAAATTCTGTATGTTGCATTAGTTGGTGGAACCGCACCGTTTGTACCATCCCCAAATAATACTGTAGCGTTATAATCATCATCGTATACTACAGAAAAAACTCTATGATCTGCGCCCGAGGCAGAGAAAAGACTTTCAACCTCGGTGTACACTCCGCTTGCTTCACTATCCGTGCTTTCTACAAGTACCTGAATACTATTCTCAATAACGGGGCCTTCTTGAAGAGTAACCTGCTTCAAAGCACCTAGCTCTGTAAAGGTTCCTACATCCTCTCCTAATGCGCCTTCTACTAAAGCTAAGTTACTCCAGACTAGAGGCGCATTTGGGTTATCCGCTGTTGAACTTAAAAGGCTTATTGAGCCATCAGAGCTTGGTGGGTTTAATACACCACCTTCAACAGTATACAAAGTGTAGTTTACTGGTCCGCCGTCAGTAGGTGATGCTACGCTAACCACGCGGTTCTGTACTGGAATAGAGTAAGACTCTGTGGTTAGCTCTATGTTAGCGGTGGCTCTGCAAGATCCAGCACCTCCAGATGGACCCCTAAGTCTTATACCTATTAACTCCAACAGCTTCTTTACATTATGTCTACTCTTTGCTGTCTTAATAAACCCCTCATGAGCGAGCATATCAGCCTTGTATGACATTATCGAACCCATGTAGGCTACGAGTTCAGCGAACATTACACCGAAGTCTGACTCAGTGAAGTTCTGGTAATCGAATGGGTATACAGCTTTAATATAATCCAGCAGTGCTGATCTAAGTGTTGCAAAGTCTGTAGCTGTGAAATCAACTAATTCCCCGCGACTCTCAATATCAACAATATTCTTTTTAAGGAAATCTGATGCTGCTGTTGTGTAAGGTATGTTACTCATAGTTCTACATTGAAATCTAATATTTGATTAAGCTGTAAATGCTTCAACTTTAGTTTTATAAGGAGTCCATCCATTCCTCCATACTTATAATTCTGTGCGAGCACGACATCTATATCAAGAACATCACAGTTTGGAATATACTTAACAATCGCATCCTTTATGTCAGTCCTTATTACAGAAACATCCTCAGGTGTTATGTTAGAGAAGAGGTAGCTCCTCAATCCTATCCCATAGTTAGGAAGCATAACCCGCTCACCTTTATCTACAAGAAGAAGCTGCTTCACTTGAGACTTTACAAGCTCAGAGCCATATTCCTTATTAAATATGTTTTTGCTATTCTTACCTGTAGGAAAGCCGCATCCATAATACTTCTGCTGTATTTTTTGTATGGACGCATCCTTTATCTCAGTGGATATATTACTTCCGTAAAGTGCCATTATGTTCTAATATCCTCGTAATATCCTTTGTGAGCTTCGTAGTTTTTTAAAGCCTCAGTAGTATCTAGAGGTCTAGAGTAAATCTTGAAACTTCCAACATGACCTGTTAGACCGCTGTAAAGCCCGTGCGATGTAGCCATAAAGCCTCCAGATCCTGTGTTCGAGCCTGTTAGATTTACAGCTATACCATCAGTATATCCACCTCCTATAATCCAAGGTGTGAAATAAGTATTGGTTTTAGGACCCTTGCTAATATTTGAATAACTATAACTTGGGTTTTGAGAATCCTCAGGCGATATAAAGGTTGGTATCTTTGCTGGGAATCCAGGTTGTGTTCCAAACAGTTCGGAATAGCTACTTGTTGCTAAGTCTTTTCCATTTAATCTAATGCAAACCTCATCATTAGTAACATCAAAGGATACGCTAACATGTACAAAGGTCTCAGAGGCGTCTGATAAAGCTACAGTATTGTTTCCAATACCTACTGTGGATGATATTGAAACTGACATTGCTCTATACTCATCCCCCTGAACATTACAATCTCCCTTCCTTATAAAATCTACATCAGTTCCATTTGCAGACTGTGTTGGAGCTATAAAGAAGTGGGTAGTATTTACAGTATCCGCCGTAGTAACTCCAAGGGTATCTCCTATATCAAAATCTGAACCCCTGCCCACTATGCTATTTTGTGTTATCTGAGGGTCTCTTGTAAAGCCCATTAGCATACCCCTGACACTCGTTGTTCCAAAGTTGTCAGTCATTAGAGTAATGTCGTCCTCTTGGTATGACCCACCTATATTCTCGTTTGCAAGAATTATCTTGTAGTAGTTGTAGTCAGTCCAGGATGAATCTGATGCAGCGAAGTTTGGGACAACAGCAGGATCCTGTTCTGCAAAGTTTGAGGCTGCCCCTAAGTTTGGCATATGAATCCAGAAATCAAATGAACAACCCTTTGAGTTGTACATCAGGTTCTGCATCTTAGGTGAATCGGGAAGCCTTACATATGAACCTAGCTTATCAAAATCGACACTACTTGTGTTTCCGTTTATATTGTACTTGTATCTAACAATGCCATCTAACTTTGGAATGGAAACACCGCTTGCGAATACAGAAGAAACATTGTTCCCTACTAACTGTGCGTCATGGTATCCCCCATCGTCATCATCATTCAGAGCCCTAAAAGTTCCAGATTTTCCATTAGTCTCAACTGAAGGTATTAGGAAAGAGTAAGAAGCCTCAAGTGTATCATCCTTTACTATACCTTCTGTAACTCTTAAAACTGGGGCGGCGTTAGCGGAGGTATCGTTAACATCTATAATATCTCCCGTTCCTACCTCAGCAATCTCTAGAGGTGTTAAAGTAACTCTCCATTCAGAATCTTTAGCTTTTACAAACCGTGGAACTAGAGGAAGAATAATATCTTCAACCTCTCCGTGATCAAAGGTTAAGTTCCGTTGTCTGGCTACTTCTACTGGAAGATTTAATGAGCTTAAGTAGGTGAAGTCGTTGATAGGAATGTGCCCTGGGGTAAACACCTGACCTATACCAAAGAAGTCTGGTGCTTTAACCGCGACTTCTATCTGCTTCTTTCTCTTGCTAATCTTGTAGTCGAATTCAGATACTACAGAGTAAACTTGATTATTAAGATTGGACACTATCGCAGAATCTTCAGAATACCCAGAGGCAATGTATTCAAGCCTATCATCTCTTAACTTATTGACAGCAACATTCTTCTGACCTATCAAGGTTCTTAACATGTTATCGCTACTGTAATAAGTCTCCATGGCCGTGGAATCATCAATAATGTCTATATCAAACAGTGTTCCTACATATCTGTTAATTTGTTTTAGAGAGAACCCATCTCCCTTACCACCCAAGTTAGCAGGATGTTCCATTTTCCACTTCTCAGGAGATGGGACCATGCCTATATCTGCGGCAGTGGGGACATCACCCATGCTATAAGAGGAAGTCTGACTGTTGTAATAAATACCATCTATTGATAGTAAGAACTGCCCTGACTTAGATTTAGGGGGTCCGTATACTAATCTAAAGATGGCAGGGGTTTCTACAACTCCTGAAGTATCGGGGTCTGTAGGATCAGTTATGAGGACAGGCTCTCTTGAAGGATCTCTTCTTCTTAAATCAAGCTCGTCCTTAATATCATTGATTACGGCACTGGCCCTGTTATCAAAGTCTACAGTTCTATTGTAAGACTCTGAAAACCCTGCTGCTACGGCTGCACTTGGGAAAACAGGAGGTGCTACGGTGGCGTTTCCTGTCGGTTTGTTAGTGTCGTTAAGATCATCAAAGTACTGTTTAACAGAATCAATACAGTTTGATATCTCTTCTATCTGATCTAAAGCACCCTCTACTGCTTGCCACGCAGCCTGTCCTATTCCAGCATAATACCCTAGAGTATCTAACCCCGCCAAAGTAGATGCCTTTGAGGTAGGTGAAAAGAATTCTAGCTTACCTGTAGTGGTGTTGTATGTAAGGAATCCGCTGTCTCCAAAGAACTCCTTTGTCTTAGTAGCCATCCAACACCGTGCTGATTCTCTACCCTCAGCCACGCTACTTTGATATGTTCCTAGCAGATCTGATGGAAGTAATGAGATAATATCTCTCGTAAGGTCCATTAAACATCCTGGAACGCCCCATTCAAGTTCTGCATATTCTAATGGAGATGATAATATACTTGGATTGAATTTTGTCATTGTATTAAGGTCTTAAGGTTAATGAGCCGTTTAGTTGCTCGTCATTAGATTTTATCCTATCTCCAGGCTCTGCTCTCTGTGAGTTCAGGTATATGTCGCTTCCTGCATCAATATTTACATTACCTCCAGCATTAATATGAATATCATCCTCAGCATCTAAATGAATATTCCCGTCTGCTCTAACTTGAACATCGTGAGCATACACCTGAACTTTACCGTCACCCCAGGATTCTATGATTACATTCTTTTTATTGTTCTTTACGCAGATATGAATGTCGTTATGGTAAGTTTGTATTTGTATTTCACCGTCTTGTTTTTTCTCAGCGTCAGAACTATCAGATCTAGAACTGTTTGAGATTAACATACGACCCCCATTAAATACTCTTTGTATCCAGTTACCAAACCTACTTTCAAACCAAATATTTCTTTTAGCTTGAATGTTTATTCCGTTTGGCCCTAGAAGGTCTTCAGTATCCTTTCCAGTTAAAACGATCTTTGTTTCGGGGTCGTTAAACTGTCCTGGGGTTCCTTGGTTTGTTTTTATGGTAACGCCTTGATTCTTTGGGTCATCGCTTAAAACAACACAATGATCTCCTCCAGACTTTAAAGTGGTATACCTTCGTATTACATTTGGGGTAGATGAATCGCTACACACCATTCCAGCCCCTAAAGAAGTTACCATTCCAATTACTTGAGGAACGATACTCCGCAAGTAGGGGTTCTCCATGGACCAGTAAGGTTGTATATCTCCCCCTAGAACGCTATCAACTGTGTCTAGGCTACCCTTTTCAAACGCTCTGCTGGGTCCTGATATTGTTGCTACATAGTACCATCTGGATATATTATCTGGTTTACATACAATAACCCTAGCACCTGCTTTAGGCACTGCTACAAATCCAGCAGAGGTCCCTTTCATAGGACTAGTGTACTCAACTGGTTCTTCGCCTATATTGTCTATTAATACCTTGATGGTTCCACTCTCAAGGAAATCAATCTCGCTTCTAATTGTTCCTATCGCTATCATGTGTTACTCTCCAATGAAAAAGGCTTCTTTACAACAGAGAACTCAGAGTAAGCATCGTTAGAACTAATAACATGCTTAAACCCTAATATTGTCCAAACTCCTGTATAAATACTTCTAGTTATTGAGGTATCTCCTAGTAAGGTCTTATTTATATCCTTGAATAATATACAGTTATCTCCTAACAAGTCAGTCTCTGAGAAGTTAAACTGGGGTAGTGTTTTCAATATTGCTTTGTGAGAGAAGCTGAACAGCCTGTAGAAGTTGTAAAGATAGGCAACTAACGAAGCTGATGTGTTTTTAGTTGTAATAGGGTGTGATCTTAATGACGGAGAGTTTATAATTAGCTGCGTAACCTCTGATGCTATGTTAGCAAAATCTGGATTTCCTGCGTCTATTACTTCCTCGACATTATTAATGAAGTTTTCTTCATGAAATGACGATAGTATTCTCTCTATAGAGTTTCTAAGAGTGCTTTCGTTATCGGGACTTAAAAGCTGTTGGTTATAAGTATCAGAAACTTGTTGAGCTACATACTGTGCTATCTGTCTACAGGTTTCTGATATGGTGCTTATAAGGAACCCGTCGCTAGTTACAGTCATCCTTGTAACATTAGGATTCGTAGTACCTACTCTGAATGTTGGAATATTATATTTTCTAATATTGTCTACAACAGATTGAGCCAAAGCAAACTCGTCAGGAACGAGTTGAGCCCTTTCATCAAAAATAGATATGTAAGGCTTTCTCACTTTCCTGTCATTAAAGAAGCCTTTCATATCACCCTTTCGAGACTCTACTGTTGATACAATGCTTCCGTCAGTTCCCTGCATATATTCAGCAGTATCGACATTAATTTCTTTTCCATAAAGAACACTCTGTATTAAAAAGTTCTCTCCTATGATAAGTACAGATTCACCAGGATCTGTAACATACTCAGGGTAAACTTCGTGAAGCTTATTTACCGTTTCAGCATTGTTCTCAAATCTAAATACTGGATCTAGAAGTTTACTGGAGCTAGACTGTAATGATTTTAATAAACTCATGACAGGAGCTATAGTCTCACCAGTTTCTTCAACTTTTGAAGTGTCTAGAGCCAAAGACCATTCTTCTACTATTTTCTCTTGGCTAGTGTCTACCAAAGGGTTATTTATATTGTTACCTGGGTAGAGGGAAAGCTCAGGCATATCACTTCTAGTATTTTCTTGATACGATATGGAAGTTCTAGTAAGATTATTAACATCTTCTCCTAATGAATAAAGTCTGGTATTATCAGAATTATTCATTGTGAAACTTATACCTAAAATATTGAAATAATTCTGTAGTCTACCGAACTCTAGGACTGGGTTGCTTCCTTGAATAAAGTAGGACGAATCCGTGGGCCTATTACTAAGAACATAATCTACTGATTCCCCTCTCGCTATAGTATCAGGTGTATCTATAACTATATCTTCAAAAGCTCTAGGTATATCTCTAAAGCATAGTAAAACATTTTTTATACCCAAACCTTTTAAATAGGTTACTACTAGATCTTCTACGGCTTTTTGAGTTGAGTCGTATAAGAAACTTATTTGCAAATCAGTTCTAAGGGTATCTGAAAATGCCCACATCTCACCTAAAGTGGCAGTAGTGGTCACTTTGAAAAATGGAATACTATCGTTAAATGAATAT